ACACTTGCACCATCAACAGCATAGCCTAAACTATACTTAATCAAGTGTGCTTTATTCGTTCCTGTTCTTCCTAGAGTTGGGCCATACGGCATATACCCTAAAAATAACTCGCTTTCAGGAACAAATGTTACTGAAGTTCCTGACCCCATCCATACTTCGTTTGATACCATTTTTTTTCACCTATACTTACTTACTGTCAGACCGCTTGTGCGTATCTTTTTATCATAACATTTACTTTATATCCAAAAATTCTGTTTCTTTTATCATTACTTTCTACTCTTTCACCTAACATAACATGGGAAAAATTCTCTTTCAACGCTCCGCCGACTAACCAACCTCTCCGCTTCTGCTCTATAATATATCTTACTATTAAATAAAGGCTTTGTATTCTATCCCGCCCAAATGTATCGCTAGCACTACTTGTAGTGTGTCCAACCCGTGTTCCATTGTTTAAAGTTCTATCATCCTGCCGTGTTCTAATGCTAACATTCATATTGTAAACTTCCTCTCTAATGTCCCAAGCCACAGTAGGATATTCTACCTGTTGGCCGGTTTCCATTACTACTATAATATCACTTGAATAACTAACTCCCTCAACAGCAGTTTCATCCTTCCAACGAGTCATAGCCCTATTACCTCCTCTTGACCGCCCTTGAGCGTCAACCTTTTTACCTGCTGATAAATCTCTAATATCCATGATAACAGGATGAACTCCATGAATATCTGCTATTGTACCATCTCCATTAGTAGTATCGAGGGCTAAAGTTGCAGCATCCCAATTCTCTTCTATTAAATCTAAAAGGTAAGTAACTTCATCAACCAAGAATATCACCTAACCTTTGCATGAGCCTTTCTGTAACTTCTTGCTTGAGTAGGGCTACTTTAATTTCATCACTAGACTTAACATTAAACTGTTCATCTATAATATCAAATAAATCTCTATTTTGATTCTTAACAGATTCTACAATATCGGGAGAAGATTGCATTAGTAATACCATCTTTTCAATCATTTTATCAGTAATCATATCAATCACTATCTATAAAGTATACCAGACTCTTTTTCATATTTAAAATTTTATGCACATGGTCTAAATAGGCATCATATTTAGATTTTAAATCAATACCAGATTCATTATTCTCACCTAACATGAGAGTATTATCATCTTCCATCAACAGTTCGCATACTACTAACTTTGTAGCGGCTTCAGTAATAATTGCAGGCACTCTATGTTTACCAGCGATATAGGTTATTCTAACAGAATGCTTCGCTTGATAGGGATAATTTGCTCGGAAGAATATAGAACCTTCATGGTCGATAGACCACCAATCATTCTGTCTACCTCTATTTTCATTATCGGCAAAATCTACTACTGTAGCACCTGTTGTAATAGAGATAGTACATGCATCTCCATCATCTCCTAGTAATAATGATGAAATAGTAATCACACCATCCTCTTCTAATGTAGCGTAAAAGTAATCACTTATGTTTTTAGTACCCGTATTAGAATTATTTAATAGGGCTTTAGCCCCCGTTGAACCTGTAATCCCTTGAGTGTTAACGGGCATCTCTTCATTAATCAAATACACCATATCTTGAGCAGTTGTTCTATCGCCAAAATTACTACTAAATTCATATGTAGTACCATCGTTATTAGCATCTTCGTTAAGTGTCCAAGTATAGCCACCGGCAGTAAGTTGTAATCCTGTTATGCTAGTATAATCAGTAATAGTAATAGTGGCTTTTGAACCTGCTAATTCTTCCCAAAGGCTACCTCGCCAGACTGACAACCGTAGGATTTTTCTAACATGTTCATGATTTAGTCTAATAAAACCTACATAGTCACGATACCTCCAATTAGCATTAAGGCTATACATACGGAATAGGTCAAAATCGAAATCGTGATACTCATTCTCTATAATTGTAGGTCGCCAGGATTCTCTAGTGAACTCGTCAATATAATCTTCAGCCCTTCTAATTAATTCCCCTACATGGCTTAAAGATGGATAGGTACTACTTGTAAATAGGGGTATTCCTAGTAAATCAGTAATTCTAGTTACATCAGTATAATAGCCAACAGCCGATGAATAGTTAGGCGAGGATATATCTGTATCACTTGGGCGGAATATTTTCATTCATTCACCGCCCTTTTCAAATTAATAAAGTTAGTTCTAACCTTTGTTAAAAATGTATATCTGTCATTATTCACTAATTCTCCTTCTCTAAGGACTACTTCACCAGATGCTGATACCTTTTTACCTATCAACAATTTAATCCTTTCCCTTTCACTATCGGGTAGCCCACCACTGTAAACTTTTGGCGTGACCCCTTCACCTTTATCTCCGGTAATTCGAGAGTAGGCTTTGTACTGTTTAGTAACAATCCAATTAATTTTACCCTTTAATGTAACACTCTTATCTACAAAGTCTAATAGAATTTTTAAATTATCATTATTCATTTCAACACCTGCATTAATTATATTATTTAATGAATTATCCTTTTGAACTAACTTAGCAAGTTCTTCTTTAAATTCTAGATATTCCATGAGTTTATTAAAGTCTTCCGGTTCAGGTTCTCTCATCTCTTTACCTTTAACCTCCCAAAACTCGGCTAGGTCATCTTTAAACGCTGTAATGATAGCATGGGTATTTTCATTAATACTATCTGTATTCTGAAATTCATCTAATATCTGTCTTGAAGAATGTATGCCTAATTTCTGCAATCTATCTAATTGGTTAGAAAAGGCATTATCAAAATCAGTTAATTGGAAAAACTGTTGAACGGCTTTAACCATATTGGTATTATTTAGTTTATATGATTTACTCTTTAGTAATGTTTCAATGTTAGCCCTAAGAGTATTAATTGAATCTATGTATATTTTTAATTCTTGATTATCAAGATTTTGTAGGAATTGATATAACTCGCTATCTTCCTTAAGGCCCTCTTCTTGTATTTCCTCATCATCTTCATCAAATTGTGCTGAATCGTCATCATCGTCAACTATACTCTCCTGTACTTCATCCTCTCTTATCTTCTTACTAGAAGTAGCACTGTCTAGAGCGTTTCTAAACTCCCCTTCTGTTTTCAATCCAGCAACATCTATATTATTAGCCTTAGCATATTCTTTCATATTGACTAACGACATATCTTTAAACTTATCATCGGTCTGGTCATCTTCATCATCAAAGTCCTTTTCAAACCATGTATGGTATATTCGTAAATTGTTTAATGCCTCGGATAGCCCTGTAAATTGATTCATAATATTCTGTTCTGCTTTACCTTCAGAAGCAAGTTTAAGAACATAGTTTATCCATTCTACTCTATTTCTCTTATTACTATCATTGGTATACCAATAAGAATCATCATAAGAATCAATATCAATTAATTCTTTACTCTTTCTTTCCTTATTTAGAATATCTGCTAAATCATGTATGGTTTCTAAACCGTAAGTCAGTCGGGTGTGTAGTGGTTTTAGCCATACAGCGGATAGTTTATTTTCTAAATTCTCTTCTGTACCTGTTGATGTCCTGCGAGTGTATTGTGTTAAAGCGTTCCTTAAAGTTTTATAGATTTCATCTGCTGTAATCTTAGGAATAATTTCTTTAATTTTATCTGTCATAGGCATAACCTTGTCAAAGGTTAATTTACCCCTCATTGGATTTTTCATCTGTCTAATTTCAGATGCCCCCATTTTAGTCATGCCTATCTTTTCACTATACATCTCTTCAAATGATAATGCTGGAGCACTACCTTTATCAATATAGGAAATGTTAAGAACAAACTGTTCTCCTACCCGTTGCTTAACCTTTGAACCGGAAGTCTGACGGGACTTATCCTGTACAGGTTGGGCCAGTAGAGTATCTTCAAAGTTAGACAGGGCAAAGTTAATTTCATCTAAAGTTAATTTAGCACCATAAGGAAGGAATTCATCTTTACCTCTTTTCTGACGACTATCTAATTTTCTTGAGAAAGAGGCTGGCTTTTGTAGTGGTCGACCAACTTCACTTTCATACTCTTTAGATAACTTGCTAAAGTATGCTTCCCAATCGCCAGCGTCACCACTAGATAACTCCTGCAAATTTTCCTTGAATGCTTCAAATGAAGTAAAATCTACTTTTAAACTAGGAATCTTATCATACATCATTTTGAAATATTTCTTTTGTACTCCCTCGAAAAGATTTGTACCCTTACTCTCTACTAATTCAGTATAGGCAGGATTACTAATTCTTTGTATATGGCCTAACTCTTTTTGACTCTCTACAATGGCCTCTCTATAATCCTTATATTCAATATTCCAATCTAAGAAAAATTGTTTAGGGTCATCTTTATAATGTATCTCTTCAAAATCCTTAGCCTCGCCAAGAGCGATAGCAGCCTCACTCGCTAGTTCGGGATTAATAGGTCTATAAGAATAGAATAATTCCCCTTCATTTGGGCTTTCCACCACACTTGACAGTGTAATATTATCATTAAATGCTGGCTTTTTTAACTCTTCCATTAATTCATTAATGTCAGCAATTTCACTTTCTAACTTGTTAACCCGCCTATTGCGAGCCGCATCAGAAATATCCTTATTCTGTTTGGCCTCATTAATTTTTTCAGATAGAACAGATTTAGCCTTTTGCCAATTTGTAATCCTACCCAAATTTATATCATCCCCCTCTAAACGGGAGCCTGTATCTTGTTGTAGTTTAAACCCGAAGGATTCAGTAGCACCAAATTTAGTATTCTTTTCACCCATTGGATTACTAGCAAGTTCACCTAAAGTAGACTGTTCTAATTCTGATAAGGCACTTTTATTAATTCTATTAAAGTCTTCTAATGAGAAGTCAATTTTGCCCCATTCAGTATCTGCCCATTCATCGGCATCTAATAGCCAACTTCGTAAAGACCTTTTAACGGCTCGCTGTTCCTCATCTTTAATTTGAGGGGTAATGAATTTGTAAAAAAGCCGTAATGCTGTCTGTTCATTCCATTGATAACCTTGATTTACAGATTCTACCCCTGTTATATTATTCACAATAGTTACCATGCTTTACACCCCCTAAGAGTGTAAAACAAATACTTCAATATTAGTAGCATTTTCAATTTCTACTCTTAATCCTCTTCTACAAATTATACCGTTAGTAAAAGTATACACTTTTGTTGCGTTAGACATACCAGATGCAGCCGAAGAATCATGCATATAATCGGTAGCAAATACTTTATTACCGGCTTTAGTCATTGTAATAGCATCACCTGTCGCTGTACCTACTACAACTGAAAGAGTTAATACTGTTGCTGTCATAGCAAGAATTTCTTTAGTATTATCATTTGAAGCACTATCAGTAGAACCAAATATAATTAAATCGCCTACTGCTAATCCTTGACTAAGGAAGGAGGCAACTGCGCCACCATTAATTGTTGCCGTACCTGCTGTTGCATCCCAATCAACCGTAGGTGCTAAGGATATTGAACCGTAATTATCATTATAAACAGCAATAGTGGAAGGCTGGCCTCCGGCCCCTGTCGCTGCTGTCGCATCAATAGCATTAATAACTAAACCATTAAATACGCAGATATTGTCTACATTTGTAGCAAGTTCTGATAATTGTTCCACTATATTAGTTGATGCCGTCGTTCTTGTACTTTGTATTCTACCCATTAGCCTACCGCCTATACCTTACTATAATAGCACCACTAATAAAAGTAGCGGTCTATTATTCTTCTTCATCTGCCGGCTGTAATAGTGTTAAGAGAATATTTTTTGAGTCTGCACTAACAAACTCAATTCCCCTCTCTTCACACAAAGCCTGCAGTTCTTTCTTTTTCAAGGAAGAAAGGGAAGGGGTAGAATTACCATCATCGACTTGCGCCTCCGGTTCTTCTAGTACCTCTTCAGTAGGTTCCGCTTGACCTTCAATAATCCATTCGGAGTTATCTACTTTACCTAGCCAGTCATCGGGAATATCATACCAATTCCCTCCGTTAAATTCTCTACCGTAAATACGGACAAAACCATTCTTTCGATAAACTCTCATTTAATCGCCTCAAAGATTGCCCCAAACTCGTACTCTAAATTGCATTCCAGAATGGTCACCGCCATCTACTACTTCTGCGGTTGTTGCTTGTAGTGCTTGCACAATTAACATTGTTACTGAACTACTACTTGTATAGCCACCTGCTTCTGCTACAACAAATGTTGGGTAAAACAAAACATTCGCAATTCCTGTATTAGTAATCGCACTTATTGTTGATAGACCAAAATCACTTGCACTTAAAACAACCCCCGATGCATCATATGTGGACACATCAATAATTGCATCAACACAATATTCATGCCCCATTACTGTTGGTTTTGATTGTCCTAAATGGTCGTTTAACAGCGTTACTGTGTATATTTCTTCTGTCATATCATATCACCTTTAGTTATCTACTAATCATCCTTACTGGATGTTAGTAATCTTACCCTGTCCTTTGAAGAAAGTACAAACTGTTTCACCAATAGTACGATACATTCCACGGTTGCCTAACTTGCCAACACCGAACGGGTCGCCAGAATCAATTCCACCTTCAAAGTATTCAGTAGGCTTAAGAGTACAGAAGAATAGATGGTCTGTATCAAGGATAAACATATCACTTAGACCTGAACCACTACCTGTTGAACCCATTTCCTTACAAGGGATAATTGGTATATCGTGGTATGTTGCAACCTTGAATCCGACCTCTCGGCCCTTTACACCCTTAACTCCATTGTGACTAGGCATAATTTCTGCCCTGCCCATGTATCGCTCTTGTGCTTGTAGTAACTCACCCAATGCTTGTACTGTATCGTAACCTGTTAGAATGACCTTTGGCGAACCGCCTCTAATCTGCAACTCACGGAGGGCTGTATTCAACATATTAACTGTTAGATTTCTTCGTGTTGAAGTGTAATCACCGTAGTTAACATAGGAATCCATCCATGCTGCTGTACCGTTTCTATCCTTACCATACAAATCCCAAAGTTCGGATGCGCCTGTCGCAACTCCTTGAAGGGTTGTTAGGTTAGATGAACCATTAGTTGCATTTGTTAATTCTGCATCCGAAGATACAATCTTATACAGGGAGGTAAGGTTGTTTGCTATACTTGGTACAACGGTTCCAGTTCCTGTATACATGTTTTCTAGTGGTTGTAATAGCATGTGATTCATTGATTCTGCGTGAGCAACACCAATCTCTTCACGGTATGCTGACATAATATCACCAATACCATCGTCAATCTTTGCCATAGCAGCCGCTAACTCCGAAATCTCAAACTGATGAGCAATCGTTTTAGGGCTTGCGAATAGTGTATCGAACACGGGCTTAAGCGGGCTCAATGCGTCTGTAGCACCTGATGTGAATGATGCGTTTTCAGTAACTCCACCAATGTTTGCTTCTGTTAGAGAACCATGACCTGTTCCTCCGGTTGTAGACCAAACATCTGCTCCGCCACCTAATGCTCTCTCAACGAGGACTCGCCATCCGGATGAACTCCAGGGCTTTTTAGCCAACATTGACAATGCGTTAATTTCTCGGTTTAGCATAGACCAAACTTTCTGTCCGTAGATTTGGTTGTATAGTGCTCCCGAAGAAGCAGCCGCACCTGTGTCGTGAGCAGCATGAATGCCGCTTTCAATTCCTGCCGATTTCAAAAGGCCATACCCTTCAAAATTACCATATGTTTCTCTTTCTAAATCTTGTATTGTTCTAATTGTATTTATTCCTGCCATTTAAATCACCTTACTGTTGTATGTTTCTCCTTAATTCTTCTACTTCATCCCAAGTTAACTCATGAAGATTTTGCATCTTAATAACTAACTCTTCTGGAACCTGTGCTTGCTGTTGTACTGACTCTACCTGCTTTGCGATAACATCGTTATTGCTCTCTAGCGACTTTCTCAAGTCTGCAAATTCAGCCTTCAATGACTCTACTTCTGCACCTGCATCGTAGTTAGCCTTTGTTACAGCATCAGCCTCAACCTTCAATTCACTTTGGTATCGGTTCTCAAACTCGTTCTTGATAACCTCATATGTTCTAGCCTCTTCTTGCTCAGCCTTAAACTGTGCATAAGCCTTAGCCAAATTCTCATCCGACAAGTCTAGCGAAGTTAGGTCTTGCGACTTTCGCTTTACATATTCTCCAAAGGTTGAATTAGCATGAGTGCTAACTGTTCCTTCAATTTCATTCCCTGTTTCGTTGTGGCCATAGACTACAGAATCTGCCTTTGCTTCAGAATCGGACTCTTCTACTTCCTCTTCATCGTCAGCCTTAGCCGCCATCTCTTCATCTTCTTCATCGTATGATGCAGACTCTTCATCAAGGTCATCTCCGTTATCCTTTTGGACAACATTAACTTGCTTTTTCAGTTCCTCTACAACATCGGTAAATTCGGCCAAAGCCTTTTCTATTTCTTCTGACATTTTATCACCATTTTTATTTTGTTTTACTATTTCAAATTTAGATTCAGGGTTTATTCCCTCCTCGCATATTGTTATTTCATGGAGTTCTAACTTATCAATTTCTTTATATGTACCAATATCGGGGTCATGCTTATTTGCTTTATGCATGGCCTGTCCACCGATACTAAATGAGCGGAGTTTGCCCCTACGAATATCTCTTGAAACCTCTTTGGCCTTTTCAATATCGTTTCTCATTTTAATTACTACAAATAGGCCGGTATCATCAACACCGGTCTTTAGAGTATTACCTTTAGAATCTGTCCAATTGTTAATTACCTCTCCCACTTGAACATTTGAATGGGTAATCATGACATTCTTATATTGACCCTTCATGAATTTATCCGAAGCATCTCTTAACGCTTCAAGGGTAATTAAATCGTTTTGCTTATCCACCACATCTACTGATGCGTAGCCTGCAATAACTAAATCTTGAGTCTTACCCCCTTTAAGGATAATCAATTCGGAACCTGCACCGTAATGACTTCCAAACATAGAAGGGCTAATCGCAAGCGACATTGTATTACATGTATTATTAATTACTATTTAAAGATAGCGCACATTTAGTTAGTATAAGTAATACCTTTATGTCTATCTTCGGTTATATCCCAAAGCCCCTCATCGGAGGATGAATCGGTTGGCTCCTGCTCATAACCTGTCCAGGCTATCCATGTTAATTCCCCTGCCATTGTAACGACTCTAAAGTGGAACTTACCCTTATGTAGTTCACCTGTTAAAATATATTCATGGTAGCCATCCCTTTGAGAGCCCAATTGAACTTTACCACTATCTAACCTTTTACTTTTATCTAAACTACTGTCTATTTGGGCTTTAAATTTATCAGCCTTGCCAAATAGGTTAAACAAATCATCTACTGTGTCCTGTTCTACACGCCAGATTATCTTTCTATCGTATAGTTCAAATAGAATATTCAAGTCACCATCATCCCTCCTCCAAATTTCATACTCCCCCTCTTCATACTTATCCGGAGTTTTTCTGTCAATCTTAACCATACTTTCAGTATCAATATCTTCTTCTTCATCTTGTTCCTGTGTTAATATTGTAGTGCCATTCCAATGAAATTCTTTACTATTTTCATTATACACCACACCATAGTTTGACCCTGCACTCTTTAGCCTGTTCAACAGTTCCCGTTTAAGGTTATCCTCTTTACTACCCTCTTCTGTTTTCTTAGGCTTTAACAGGCGATTTAACTCATCGGATAAATTTATATTTAGTTCTGTTAAAATCTCTTCAAGGGTCATGGGCTGTTCATCCCCTTCATTTCTAAGCATATCATATACAGCGAACATAACCTTACCATTGTCTTTACCGTATATCTCTTTCATTTTATTCTTCCAAATATCAACATTGGCCATAGCATTTTTACCCATTAGGTTATCATCAAATGCGTACAGGATATACCCTTCACTTGTTAAATCTGTATGAAGTTTAGAAATGCCGTGAATATGGTCGGTAATAATGTAGGATTTCTTCAACGCTTCAATTGAATATTCCTTAATTGACTTTTTACTCTCCCGTGATAAAAATTCTAAAGTTATGAGTTTTTCAGGTTCCGCCTCTTCAGGTATTTCAATTACCTTAGCAGAATATATTGAGTAGCCCTTTTCAGTTTTCTTAACTTCATCAACCTTTACCCGTATAATCATTCCAATTTTATCTATTTTTATATTAGTGTTAAGGGCTTTACCTACAATTAGGTATTCGCTCCCGTTAATCTCTTGAGTGTTAGTATAGTCATCTGAACTGCCAAGTGGCCCTGCCCCTAATGTGTAGCCATAAGTACTATTTTTATTTTTATTAATATCTAGTACTATTAAGTCTAGGTCAATAAATTTTTTCCATTTAATCCACTTTGGATTTTTCTTTTTACCTATAACATAGGAAGATTTAGCATCCTTAATCATGACCCCTTCTGCTGTTGGGTTTTCCATAATTTCCATAGCATACTCTTCTATATCTTCTAAGGAATCTGCAAAGCGAGTATCGCGCTTGTTAGGGAATTGCATAGAGTCATGTGATAAGGATGAGTAGTCGCTCATTAGCCTTTGTAGCCTCTCTTCTAATTTATCACTTGTAATATCTTCCTTTTCATGTTTCATAATATCAAAGATATGTACCTTTAATTCATACCCACCCTTGTCATCTTTGGAATTGATATACGCTACTGTATCGGCCCTATGTAGTGGCTCATCATCCTCATAAAGAACCACTTCCCCATCAAGAATACAATGGGGGAAATCATCATCGGATAATAGTTTAATTTGGCTTTCAAACTTACTAGTTATATCGTTACCATTGAAAGAGTACACTTTAATATCCTTAGATTTATGTACTTGTATTCTCATGCCATCATATTTTTCCTGTACCACCCATTCTCCGGTAAAGCCTAATAATTCTTTAATGTCGTCAATTTCAAATATTCTATACATTGGTTTGTTAGGTTGAATGAAAATAGGGTCTTTGTCTGCTTTTTTAAGTGATTGGAGTTCATATACAGTGTTTCGGTTACTCATAGTTTGAATATATTGAGGGTGTTTATGTATTAATCTTTTACCCACCATACTACCTATTGTATTACTAGTTACATGGCGGGCACGATTTTTACTAACTAACGGATTGTATTGAGGGTATAGTGTATAAAATTGTTCTGTTATATCAGATACTATAATTTTTGTTTGCCCCTCTTTTACTAAATCATCTACTATCAGCACTACTAACGCTCGTACTTCCTTTATTATTTTCCTGCGAGCCTTACTAATTGTGTCGGATTTATTCAACCGCTTACTTTCTAACAATTCACTCCACTCTTTACCGGAACCCGTTTCAATGAATACCTTATACAGTAATTGACGGGCGGGAGCAATCTTGGTTTTCAACCGCTCAATGTTAATATCCTCTCCGTAGTTTTTTAACAACCATTCATAAATTTCCTCATCAGTTAAATCTAGCCCACCAAAACCTGATGTGAAATCATCTACCATTTTAGAGTGTTCTTTCCATGAATCAATAGGTAACGCTTTTTGGTCGTTTCTATAAGCCCAATGTAAAAATATTGCTAGGAGTTCTTTATCGTTGATTAACTCTTTAGAGATTTCATCGCCAAACTTTTTTCTAAAGGGGTCTTGTGAAATATCTGAATCATCCCTCATACTTTTCAATTTAGAGTATAGAGATTTAGCCTTAGAACTTGACGGGTCTTTTGTCTTGTCCGAATATACTAAACTTTCATCTATTCTATCCCTTAATAGGTCACCAAAGTTAGAAGGGGAATCCCAATACTTTCTAGCCTCATCAACAATTACTCCCCATTCATCCCCATAATCTTTGGGTCGCTCTCTAGCACTTAAATAGGCTATTCTTACTTTGTCGTAAAATGCTCTAAGTTGTCGTGAGATAGGGTCAATCCCTTCTGCTTTTAAGATGATATAATCACCCTATCGTAAATCAGTATTAGGTTGATGGGGCTGGCCACTCTTTACATCTTTAGGTTGTAATGCTGTCCTTTCTGGAGTAATTGTAGTTGAGGCTTCTCTCTTTAAATCCACTTTTAACTGTTCGACTAAAGGTAGTAGTTTTTCTAACAAGGTTAACAGTTCGACTTTATCACCAGATAATGCTTTCCTCTCATCATCGTCACCTGCTAATCTACTGACAACACCTAAGAATTTCTCTTCATCACTGCCTAATTCTTCTTCAAAATCTTCAGGCATTGGTTTCTCTCTATCGGGGTTTCTACTACCGTTATCCTTAGAAATACTTGAGCCGGTGAAATCTCTACTCTTAGTTAAGTAGTTATCCGGCTTAGAGTAAGTTACGGGCTGGCCAGGTTTTGCTGCAAAGCGTGGTAATGACCTGTTACCCATTGTGCTATCATCTGTTACCTGTTGCCCTGTAAGCATATCTTCCTTTTTACCTGTTTGCTTTTTAGGCTTGTTAATTATAGCATTTTCAGGGTCTACTGTACTCCCCAATTGATTAGTAATTAAAATCGTTAACTCTCGCAAGTTTGATAGAGAGGTAGTTAAATGTCGTTCCCTATCACCCATATCATCGCTAGGGGCATATAGCCCATTTTCAATATCATCCATTTCTAACATTCTATTCACCTTCTAATCTTTTTACTAAGTTATCTATGTCATCCCAATCCATTTTTGCTAATGTATCTGAATTAGGCAATTCGCCCGTTGCCCCGCTAATTTTAGGCTTAGGCGAGGTAATTTTTACCAGGCCGGATTTCATTAGTATATTATCACTGTTAAAAACTGTATGCTTTAAATTAACATTCTCCAATTCTAACACCTTTACTCTATCTACTAATTCTTTTAGTAGCATATGTAGTTCATTATCTTTCATTTTATTCATCTTCCTGTTGTTTGTATCTTTCTAAAATTTCATCAAAGGCTGCTATCATTTCCTTAGATAGAGTAAGAGTGAAGGTCGGTGATTCTGGTAAATGTCTAAATATAATATTATTTAATTCATCATTCATTCCTTCTATATCTTGTATGAACCATTCCTTTTGTTTGCTTCTATCAACATCCTGTAAAAATACTTCGGGGGCATCCTGTCTATATTTTAAACCTCTCATATCGAAATATTCCATCATTAATTGTGAAATAGCCCAACTGTAAGCATCACTTTCACCAACATTCACTTCTACTTTTACTATATCAAACCAACTCATCTTAACTTCCCTCCTTTCCCCGGATAAACTATCTCACGAAGGTCATGGTACAATGACTCATAATCCTTTCGTAATCTACTTGCTAACTTTACTACTTTAAGGTTTTTATCATCATACCTTAGAACTTTTTTATTCATTTTAGAATCTCCCTTGACTACACCTAACTTTTTCAAAGTGTCAATTAACTCTCCTAACTTAAGGAAGTCCTGTCCAAAATATTCTGTCGGGTCAGCCTGTAATAGTAATGCCTTAATTCTCTTTTTCTCCCTTTTATTAGTAGATTCTAAAATAGCACCAATATCAGCCTTGAGTAATTTTTCCACAGACACATCTCCTTCCTTACTCTCTACTCTTCTTAGCAGTGGGACTAATACGCCTTTACCGTACACTTCTATATGAGTATTGATAAGATAGTTAAAGATAGACTTGCCACCTACCTTTTCCAATAACTTATCCTGTATTTCCTTTTCATACTCCTTTAATTCTTCTGCGGCTGTACCTTTATACTTTGTACTAATCCCTTTACCTTGAGCGATGTTGAATATGATAGTCATTAACTCATCGGGATTATCATAGTGACCTGTTAATCTTTTATATCTCCCTTCAAAACTATGACTAACTTCTCCGGTTTCTAGGTTAACAGTAATACCCTGTTTAACTGTATTAATTAATTTAGGTAAAGTATTATTGTTAAACTTGATTAGGTCTGAAGCCATCTTTCTAGGATTTTCTCCTGTACTCTCTCGACCGACCCTTTTACTCTCCATACCTGTGATTAATATATTCATGAATATAGCAAAGTTTTCAGGATTAGCATTCTTTTCATTACTTTTGTACCTATCATATACTACCGAGAGTATTCTAGTTGGATGAGGATATTGAGGTTTATTACCTACTCTAGCAATTTTAATTGCCACCTTTCTTTGCTCCTCCCCACTTAATTTTAAAAATGTTTCTGAAAGGTTATTATCCCCTTTACCTAGTTTAAAATTTACCACTTCTAACCAATAGTCACCTATCTCATGTAAATTAGTGAACCACTCGTCAAACATTTCTCCCCCTTTAGATATAGGGATTAAATTAATTAGACGGTTCCACTCGTTCTCGGATAATAATAAATTCCAATAGTTTTTACTACCTAATTTAATTTTTCCGCCTCGCTGCCTTTTACTCCTTTTAACTAAATTGTCTGCTCCATCTTGAGCGGCTAGAGCGGTCTTTGTCCTTCTAGTAGTATGGAGGTCAGGCTTTGTTTCCTCTCTAACTTTAACTTCCTCATTTAACTTATCAATTATCTGTTGAATTATCCGTCTATCTTCTGGCCTGTCTACTGTAAAGTCAGTTATATCTCGACCCAACATAGGATAGTTTTCAACAGAAGTGCTTTCTAACAATTTATCAGCAGTAGACTTCTTGCTAAGGAAAAGGGATAATAACTCTACCTTTGCTTTAGATGTAGTAACTTCAGTAAATAACTTTCTTATTAACTTTAACAGTTGAGCATTTTCACTTCTATCTAGTAACTCTAACAATTGTTTATCTGAATCACTCCGAGAGTCTATTCTACGCTCTTTTTCTCTAGAAAGTTCTGCTGCTCCTTCCGAAAGTCGGGATGAAGTCGCTTCTCTTGAAGAGAGTCTATCTGCAATTTTGCCCCGCTTACTATCTTCTAACGACCTGCTATACTCATTTAATAACGCTTTATCGGAGGCCGACTTACCTTTTAACTTCCTACGGATTGCTTGAAGGATAATACTGTTGATTTCCTTTTGTGTCGGGGCAGCCCTACCAAGCCCCTCTTCATAGTTAGATAGTATATTATCCTTAATGGCATCCTTGTAATTTTCCATGCGCTCCCCTTCGGGCTTTGCCTCTTCTTGCGCTACTAACCTTTCATACTCTCTAGTTTTACTTTGAGGTAAAAATTGTATATTGGGCTGGTCTGCTTCCCACAAATCCTTCGGCTTATCCTTATACTTTTCAGGGTATAATTCGTTTATCACTTTATCGTCAAACTGACTTAGCGGTACAGGGAACCCTTTCTCGTCAAAACCATCTTTGGTAGGAGTAGATATAGACCGACCCTCTTCCTCTTTAGGGATATTGCCTGGGTCGCCCCAATAAGATAGAGGGAGGTACATCTCACTACTATCGTAATCTCCATCAACCCAAACTTTTTTACCTTGATTTTGCACTCTCCAGATTTTATTCCATTGAGGCTTTGTTAAAGAGGATTTACCTGTCTTTTTAGTTGATAGGAATGAATGACCCACTTTCTTACTTCTAATTTGTAGTGGTTTGCCGGCCTTTGATTTTAACCCTGCTACCTTATCTTGTATCTCCTGCTGTATTGATAGGTAATCTTCCCGTGATAAATATTTACCTTTAAGGAGAGTATTATCTTGCATCTCTTTAACTATCCTCTCTAGAAGAATACACTCGTACTCTTTTACTAAATCGTCTACTGTGGGCGATTTAAGAATAAGTGAGGATAGAAGGGTCATATTTACACCTGCTTATATTTGTTGGAACGCTTAGGCCCGCCTGTAATAAACCCTGGAACATCAGGTTCGTTCATATTTTTATCATCTGGCGGTTCAGCGACAGGTGGGCAGGCATTCTTAGTTACCTGTTCCTGTGTTGGTTCTCTATTCATATTATTCTGTATCTTCTGTATCTTTTCTTTTGCGGCTTGTAGCCTACTGTTTATTTTTTCTCTACTCATTATTCCCACTCCTTTTTAAATTTTAATTCTCGCTTGATTGCCTCTTCCATTTTCTTCTCATCTACATTTATTAAAATCATATCCGTGAAGTCTATAAAAATTATTTTCATCGGCCT